AAAGTCATTGATGTAGCTTTCATACTCTATCATTTCTTCTTGCAACAAATAATCAGCTTCTTCTTTGTTTATTTTGTCACCTTCTTTCACATCTTTGGTATGGCCGTATCCTATAGTCCAAACTCCAGCCGGACATAAATATGCTTCAAGCTCGCATCCCTCAAACTTTTTAATTAATGATAATCCTTCTTTTGATATATTCATTTTATCCCCATTTTTTAGTTTTTGTACCACCCCAATATTCAACCGCATGACCTTCAGATATAAGTTTTGCACAAATATCTTCACCGTCTTGAGTATAAGGTACGCCCAAGATTCTGCCATATTTTCCCTTTCCAAGTGATTTAATTTTTAAAGTCCCTATACAAAGTTCTTTTAATCTTTCTTTGGCTTTTAATCCTAGAGCTTTTTCAGCCAAATTTCTAGTGCGACTTTCTGGAGTGTCAATGCCAGCTAATCTAATTCGTTGTTTGTGTAATTTAACGTCAAACCCTAAATCAAGTATGCAATCAAACGTATCTCCATCTACAACACGATCTAACGTTGCTCTATAAACAAACTCGTCTGGGGAATTACTCATCTTCAGTCTCCTGTGGTTTATCTAGCTCTCTATAGTATTTGATGATAGCAAGTATATCTTTTGTATACCTAGTTATCTCTGCCATATCCATAGATAGATTTTCATACTCTCTAGCTGACAAGGAGTAAAAGGCTCTTGGTGGTGCGTTTCCTGCTGATAAACTATCTAAATATTCTTGCATTGTTGTTGGTGTCATGACTTCCCAATCTACATTGGTTAAGCTCATAGGATAAGGTAGAGGTGGATGATATATAGGTGATCTTTCAGCTATAGTTTTGACCTGGACAGGCTTGACAGCCTGTTGAAATGTAGAACAACTTGCCAGAAAAATTGACAAACTAATTAGTGCTAGGTTTTTCATTTGATTTTTCTGGGTTACTTAATCTTTCTAATTCAGCCATAACTCTGGCTGATCCTCTGTTTATTCTTTTTTGTAAATCTTCTGGGTTGGCTAAAGCAGATTCATCTAAATCTAAGTTTGCAAATGTTTTTCGTAATTTGTTTACATTCTCCATAGCCTTTTTATTTTCTGCAGCTAGTGTATTCATTTGTTGTTGTTGTTGCTTTGCTTGTTCTAAATGCTTTTCTATTGCATCGTTTTGTTTTTGTATTTCCGTTTCTAAGATTAATTGATTTCCTTTGAGGGTGCTTATCTGATCTGCCTGATAATCTATGTACCAAGCTGATCCAGCAATTGATACTACTAACAGTCCGCCTAATATTATTGATAGTTTTAATCCCATGTATATATATTTAAAGGTTTACTTATACCTTTTACCTCTATTGGTTTTAATGATTTTAGCTCAAAACCACAATTTTTTGCAGTCTCCTCTGCAATAATTAAATTTTTGCCTACAGTCTTACAACTAGATTCACATCTAGCAGCTATATTTACAGCAGATCCTATAGCCGTATAATCAAATCTAGTAGACGACCCACAGTTTCCGATCACAGCCTCCCCGGTATTGATTCCCACACCTATTTCAACGCCAATACTAGAAGATTTAAAAGCATCTTGTATTTCTTTAGCACACATAACAGCTGCTCGTTCATGATTATCTAAGTCTATGGGTGCATTAAATATAGCCATCATGGCATCGCCTATATACTTATCTACCATGCCTCCATGTTTTTTAACTGCATCAGATTGTATGGTGAGGGCTTGGTTCATAATTTTTGTAACTCGTTCTGGATCCATGTATTCGCTCATTGCAGTAAACCCTCTTACGTCAGTAAATAAAAATGTGCATCTTTTTTTCTCACCACCTAACTTCAACAGTCTAGGATCTTTTTGCAAAGCTTTGACTTGTCGTGGATCTAAATAATGTTCAAATTGTTTTTTAATTTGCTGTCGTAGTTTGTATTGTTCTCTAAAACGTATATAAAAAGCTACTGTAGCTGTAATGAATTGTGACACCAAAGCCCAAGTGACATCTATCAGAATACCTTTTTGTATTGTAAAAACGCCATAAAAGGCTGTGGATACAAACACTACAGCAAAGAATGATACCCCCCATGTGATACCAAAAACATTTAGCACAAGCCAAACGAAAACTAATGAAAACAAAAATATTAGTAACTCTAGAGCCAATGCGTAATCAGGTATGTAAGGGCTATCTTGTATTAGTATAGATTCTGCAAGAGCTGCTTGTATCTTGTGTGGTTCTAGTAAACCAACTGGTGTGGCTATCTGTGGCATAATTCCTTTTGCTGTAAATCCAACAAATACAAATCTATTTTCTACATCCATCTCTGCTAAAGATGTTTCACGTGGAACGACCCAAGAAATCCATTTACGACCTAGACTATCAGTTTTTACTGGAGGCAATCCTTTTACTCTGATTTCCTCTACACCATTATCATTCGTTTTTATAATGTAAGTATCGGCTCCAGCTAAAACTTTAAGAACTTCTGTACTATATGAAGATACCCAACCGTCAGGAGTACGCATTAGTAAGGGCAGTCTACGTACTAGGTTATCAGAATCTGTACGTGCTACTGCTATACCTTGACTAGCGTTGTATTTTAAAACATCTATATTTTGTATTACACCTGTAGCCATCATGCCACCAGTATCTTCTGGTCCCAAAATAACAGTCCCGGATGTGGGCGGATATTCACCTTCACCTTCAAACATAGCTAAAACACTTGGAGAAAATTTTAAAGCTTCTGTAAACTCAAAGTCGCCACCAAATCTGTCAGGTTGTGGAAAAGCCATAACCCAACCTACGCCCATAGCTCCTTGTCTTAGTAAATTGATATGTATTTGAGCCAATGTTTGTCTAGACAAAGGATAACCACCCTCATTAGCTATGTCCTCTTCTGTTATATTTAAAACAACAAAATTACCTGATTCTTCTTTTTCTTGTATAAAACTATCAAAAGTTTTTAATTTTAGTATCTCGTAGGCTACAGGTTGAAAATAATAAACAGAGCCTAGTGCTATAAATAAACTTAAAAATATAATAGTTTTTTTCATCCAGACCCTTGCTTAATAGTTATAGTGGTTGAAGAACCACCATTTACTTTTACTGTATTTGATACTCCGTCTTGTACTAAGATAATAGTATAACTTTGAGAACCGTCTAATGACAGTCTTGCACTTTGGTTTACGGATCTGATCATATTTATGTTTTGTCCTGAAACAATAGTTGTGATCTGTGTATCTTTATCTTGTCCTATATCTGTGCCAACAATACGAATACCAACTCCACCTTGTTGGAGCTGATCTTCTTCTTTGGACACAGCTAAAGCATCTAGTACATTAAGCAAATCTTCAAGAAAATTTACATCTAAATAATTTATATCTAGTTCAGTAAACTCAAGGTCAGCTTCTCCATCAAGAAAGTCTTCGTTAAGAAAGTCTATATCTAAATCATCAAACTCCAGATAATCTACTGTTGTTCTTGATTGCGTTTGTTCTGTTTGTCGTTCAGTCTCGTCTGGAGGATTTACAATTAACATGTTATCAATCAAATCTAGCGATATGTCTAAAGTTACAGGCTTAGTGGGATTGTTCTCGTATACAGATACAGTTGTTGCCTGGTATGGTTTATTTAACGTCACACTACCCATAGCTGTAGATACCAGGATCTCACCACTAGATATACCATTCTCGTCTGGTAATAGTATGACAAGAGATCTACCTAGCTCGTCTACAGTACAAGTAAAGTCTGTGCCTCTGATAGCAATATCAGCTGTAGGTGTACGTATGGATATATTGCTTTTGTTGTTAAATTTACCGGTGATAAACCTTGCTGTACCACTAGCAAACTTTAAGGCCATTTTAGATTTTGATGGATCTGGATCGTAGATGTATTCGTCTATAACTAGCTTAGAATGTTCTGTTAGTTTGACTGTAGAGTCATCTTCAAAAGTTATGGCTACCCTGCCCGCTTCTGTACGGACATCATCCATTTGTTGTATGTCAAATTCTAGTTCAGCACCATAAGGTTTGTCTCGTAAAACTTGAGCATTACCTCTTAGTTCTGAAATTGATCCTATCTCAACAGACGAATGAAGTAGTTGAGTCTGACTGAGTAACGCAAACAGTACCGTTAGAGCCAACAGATGTAATTTTGAGCCAATCATTATCTGATGTAGACTCCTGATCTATGTTAAATGTTCTTGTGCTGCCTGTATGATCTAAATAGAAATACCCACCAGCGTATCCGTCACCATCATAGGTTATTGTATTATCACTACCATCAATATCCATATAGTTAGTAGCCCCATCAACATCTATGCTAGATGTAATTGTGTTGCCTGAACCTTGTACTATCCAATCTAAATCTAGATTTGCAGCAAGTGCTGTCATTGCATGGTTTAAAGTTGCTGTATTTGTATTGCCTGTAAACTGAACATTTACATTAGATCCATCAGCTCCTGTAGCGTTAGTCTCATCCGTAGACATGTTAAAAGTATTGGTGTCTCCTATAAACGAGAAGTAACCTGTGTAGTTATCTGCCCATATATCACCAAGGAATTTATTTGTATTACCTTTCTGTAAGATATCCAAGGTCATAGTGGCACCATCAATATCTAACGCAGTCATGGAACCAGCTGCAGCGTCAGAACCACCAATGATGTTTCCACTGCCTCCAACTTGTTCTATGTCTAGATTAGATGTTGCCCCGGACTGGTCTATAAATATTTCATTATCAGCACCGACTAGGGGGAGGGACATGAATAATATTATTAAGAGTTTTTTCATTTTTCTACCTTTCTTTGTTTCCAATAGCTCTCTTTATAACCCTCCTCTATTGTTTGTAAAACAGCTGTCTCTACTGCCATCTGTAAAGCGATGTTTACAGACTCATTTTCTACTATACCGCTTTCAATTTCAACTAATTCAGTATTATTAGCATAGAACCTAAATATGTCATTTGATACAGATGCACTCAATATTGACTTAGTTACAAGAACTTCAATCAAAATCTTACCTGTCAAAACAGATACAGTTCGTAAAGATATGGTTACTGAGTCTTGTCGGTATTCTTTAGAACCGCCTATGCCAAGGTAACGTGCACCTGCTCCACCTGATTTGACATTAGTTTCGTAACCTACAACTCCTCCCTCCATTAATAAACCAGCAAATAGTAAAGGTTTCAGTTGTTGTTTTTCATCAAAAGTTTCTCTAGCAGAACGAATAATTTGTCTTTCTTTTGTGAGGTGATCCAATCCTGTGCGCTCTACAACATCAAACACACCAGAATGTTGTAAGGCTCTAATTAGGTAAGCATCTGGCGATTGTGTTATTGCGGTACTAAAACTAGCATATTGACTGTTAGATCTACGTTGACCTGTATCATCTTTAAAAGAACTTGGATATACAGCTACAACAGGTTTACGTATGGGTTTAGGTGCTTCTGCTAAGTTTGTAAGTAATACACCAACCTCTGCTGATTCAATACTTCGTATTGGCGGTATGCCGTTATATAAAGGATCTACAACTAATGCACAACTAGAAAGTAAAAGAACCGAGAGGTACGGTAATCTCTGTAGTATTGCCTTCTTCATCTGTAATTATTAATGTTACTTTGTCGTCTTCTACTCTATATTCTATTGTGTTGCCTTCTAATTCAAGAACACCAAAATCAGAAGCAGTTTCACCAAACAAACTATCAACCAGTTGTCTGCTGAGTTGTGCGTATATTCTACTCTCTAAATTACGTATAAACCTAGCGAGCGTAGTGTTTTCTGCTTCCCTTTCTAAGTCTTCTACATAAGCTTGTATCTCTTCGCGTATGGCTTCTTTCCTATTGAACTCTTGGTTTTCTATGGTTAGATAATGACTAGATGTACCAACACCAGAGAAGCTTGGGTTTTTAAACTTATGAGTCATTTCATCAGCTTTTAGGCCTACTGATATAAGCAAAGTACCAAAAAGAGCTAATGAAAGAATTAAGAGTAATATTTTTTTTTGTTCGTCATCCATTACGTCTATCCTGTTGTTGTTTAATCAACTCTTCTAATTCCTTCTTGCTTTTTATTTTTTGGTTCTGCTGTTTCATTTTTCCCCTCGTTCTCTCTTATTTCCAAAACAGTATTTACCTTTTGTTGCAACCTTATCATATCTTGGTCTAACAATCGTAATTGATCAGTCAAACGGATTATGGTAGTTTTCATTTCTTGGACAGACGGATCTATTTTATTGGTTATCGTTTGCCAGACAAAGTAAACAAAATAACCTAGTCCAACTACCATGACAACAGG